TGACTATGTTACATTCTCCGGAACAGGAAATCTTGTGGCAACCGCCGGAGTTACGCTCACTGGTGGAACAGACGTTGCACCAACGGTTTCAGAAATTACAACTTTCCTTGATGCTATGGAAAAAGTTAAGTTCAATGTCGTGGCATTCCCGATCGATCCTGTATCAACAGATGCCGGGGCCTTGAATACGGCACTGATTTCCAAGATTAAATATTTCAGGGAACAGGTTGGAAAGTATGTAAAGGCTGTCGTTGCAAACTATGATACCGATTACGAAGGCATCATCGATCTTACCAATACGGTTGAGGTTGATGGAAGTGCATTGACAATCCAGCAGGCTACAGCGTGGGTTGCAGGAGCAGACGCTGCAGCTACCTATGTTCAATCTAATACGTATAAAAGATATGTTGGTGCGACCGCAATCGTGGGTGTTAAGACACACGAGGAAGCTGTGGCTGCTATTAAGAACGGAGAATATTTCTTCTCATATTCCGAAGAAGGAGATGTTGTTGTCGAGTATGATATCAACAGCCTGGTTTCCTTCACAACTGAGAAGACGCAGGATTACAGCAAGAACAGAGTATTGCGTGTGTATGATACATTTGCTGATACTCTTAAGCTGACTTTCCCTCCGAATAAGTACGACAACAACGATACTGGGTGGAACATCATGGAGGGTATCGGAAAGGGCATCATTAAAGAATTTTTGGATGCTGGTGCAATAACAGAGGTTGATTATGATAACGATTTCTTGGTTGACCGTTCCAAGAGCTCTGGAGACCAGACGTATTTTAATATTGGTATCAAGGCTGTGGATAGCTCCGAGAAGTTGTACTTCACAGTCACAACACGATAAGGAGGGAAAGTAGATGGCTGGCGTAAATAAAAGACACATCAGTTTGAAAGAAGGTTCCGCTTTTATCGATGGTGTAAAAGTCCTGGAAGCGATTAAACTGAGCATTGTAGTCACTCCCGAGGTATGGAGCGGTAGATCGCTTGGTGAGAAAGGTAAGTCCAGAAGGTGGCTAGGGATTGATGTTACCGGATCATTGTCTGAATACAAATCAACTCCATGGTACAAGGAGAAGGTTAACGAGTATATCAAGACAGGTAAGACACCTGAAATGGTAATTCAGGGAATTCAGGATGATAAGAATTCTGATTTCAATGAAACATACGGAAGTGAAACAGTCACTTTGAAGGGGTGTGTCATTACAGGTGACATTCCTATTCTGGATCTGGATACCGACGGTGAAGTTGTTAAGAACCAGGTTTCGTTTGGTGCTCATGACATCATAATGTAATAATGAATGATCAGATAGGGGGATGATGATTCAATAGAGGATTATAATCCCCCTTTTATCATGTGCCGCAAATAGGCACTTTAAGTATTAACTAATATAAAAACTCATGTCTTCATAAATACCGCAAATACGGTCATTTAGCGAATGAAGAACAATGATTATCCAAGGAGGTAATAGTATGGCTAACAAAACTTTAAAGTACTTTATGCGTGAGGAAGCGAAGCATGAGGTGATCGTAAAGGTTCCCGGTCCCGACACCATTAAAGACGAAAACGGGAAAACCGTTGAATTTGAAATAAAGGTTCTGACGAATGAGGAAGTTGCAAAAATCAATGACATGTATAAATCCAGAACCCCGGCGAGAGATAAGAAGGGTAACTATATCATACAAAATGGTGAGCTTGTTTTTAGAAGTGAAAAAGACAATGCAAAAGCAGCTCGTCACATCATGGTTGAAGCCCTTGTTTATCCCAATTTGAAGGATCCGGAGCTTATGCAATTCTATGAATGCAACGACATAACGGAAATGCCGTTTAAAGTATTTCCTACCAGCGCGGAATATGCATATGTCAGCAAAAAGGTTATGGAAGTGCTTGGCATGATTGATCCGGCGGAAACCAAGGATGAAAAGGACCTTGAAGACGCAAAAAACTAATTGAATGCAAGGGCAGTGACGGTTATTGGGCTCATATTCTCTGGCAAAGGCACAATCTCAGGCCGGAAGAATTTGAAGCCATGCCTAGTAAAACAAAAATGTTTTACATAGCTTCAGAACTTCGTGAAGAAGAACACCCTTGCAGGAATGATATCTTTAGGAGAGGAGGCGGCAAGTAATGGATGGATTATCCGTTATATTTAGGGCGGTAGATGAAATAAGCTCCAAGTTTGAAAATATGGTATCGAGCGGAAGCAAAGCATTGAACACTTTTGATGAACTTGGTGCCGCCGCTGATTCAACATATTCTACTATCTCCGAAGGTGCCAAGAATGCATCATCTTCCATTGATCGGGCTATGGAATCTACTGATTACTGGACGGATGCCATTGGAAATTATGACAAAGGAGCTATGGAAGCTGTGTATTCCACCGAAGAATTAGTCGAGATGGGATACAAGACGGAAGATGCTTTAGAAGAGGCTGCAAAAGCCGCCGACAAAGCTGCTGATGAAATTGGAGAATACGGTGAACAAAGTGAGGATGCCGGTGGAAAGTCAGAAGAGTTTGGGAAAAAATCATCAGAAGCAATAACCTCCCTGAATGATGTACTGACGACTGCCGGCATTGCTATCGCTATTAAAGAGATCGGCGAAGCTTTTATGGATTGTTCAGAAAAAGCTGCTGAATTTGAAGTGAATGTGGCTAAGATAACGACGGTTGCTGATACTTCAGTTCGTTCGGCAATCCAATTGTCAGAGGGTATAAGCGCACTTTCCATGGATGTGGCTAAATCGGTTAATGAATTAGCTGAAGCTGAGTATGATGCAATCTCTTCAAGCATCGAGACTGCGGACGCAATCGGTTTTGTTGATACAGCCAATAAGTTAGCAGTAAGCGGTTTTACTGATTCTGCCACAGCAGTAGATGTACTTACAACATCAATTAATGCCTATGGTGCGCAAGCCTCTGATGCATCGAAGATCTCTGATTATTTAATTACCACACAGAACTTAGGTAAAACGACCGTAGATGAACTTGCACATAGTTTAGGTATGGTAATCCCTACTGCTGCTGCATATGAGGTAGAGCTTGATAATTTGAGTACAGGATATGCAGTCCTGACTTCGAATGGTGTTGCAACAGCACAATCAACTACTTACCTGAAATCAATGCTGTCAGAGCTGGCAGACACGGGAAGTACCGTTGCCGGCATCCTGAAAGAAGAAACAGGAAAATCATTTACTGAATTGAACCAAGAGGGTTATTCGCTTGGTGATGTAATGCAGATTTTAGGTGACAGCGTTGGAGGGAACGCTACAGCGTTCTCTAATCTATGGAATAGTATTGAAGCTGGTACCGGTGCATTATCCCTTTACAATTCCGGTGCTGATAAGTTTAATGATTATTTGAATCAAATGAGGAATTCCATTGGTGCAACAGAGAAGGCCTATGAGGTTATGACAGATACAACGGATTATTCTACTAAGAGGCTGGAAAATAGTTTTAACAACCTGTCTATTGCAATTGGTGAAGACTTAAATCCTACAGTAAGCTCTTTGCAAAATGGAGTGGCAGATGTGACCGACGGGTTTACAAAGATGATTCAAAAGCATCCGGCAATATCGGCGGCATTAACCGGTGTTACCCTGGCAATAAGTGCTGCCACGGTTTCATTGGTAGGATACAAAGTTGCTATGACTGTAGCGACACTTGCTACTACTGCATGGACAGCTGTACTTAACATGAATCCGGTCTTTCTTGCAATTACCGCAATAGGGGCTTTGACTGCCGGAGTTATAGCATTTGCATCAATCCTAGGTGATAGTGAGACGGAATATGATACCTGGACCGAATCGACCAGGAAGCAATACGACGAGCTTCAGGAGCTTAACAAAGAGTATGATGTTGCTGTTGATAAATACGGAGAAACATCAGAGGAAGCACTTCGGTTACGTTATCAGATTGACGAATTGAATGATAGTTTTCAAACAAATAAGCAGACAGTAGATGAGTTTGTTGCTGAGTGTGAAAACCTGATTTCCAGTAATCAAGAAATAATGAAAAGCTATGACGAGAATATGGATTCTATTCATACCAATGAAATCGGTACAATGGCGCTGATTCAGAGATTATCTGATTTGGCTGAGTCCACAGATCAGAC